TTCGTTGAGGGATAGCAAATTCGTATTTATAAACGGAGCCTCCTGCAACTTCACCCGTGTGTCCTATTCTAAAGTTTTGCTCGCCAAAATATCGCACGTAGAAGTCTACGGTTCCGTCTGCGCTACCTTGGCACGAGGCAACACCTTTCATTAACAATCCGGTATAACCAGCTGGAATTGTGTAAATTGCCATTAGAGTTTGCGATTTACCGGCAGTAATTCTCAGCACGGTTGTATTATTGCATTGTACATCTATGTCACCAGTGTTAGGTGTTACTCCGTTATAAAACGCCCTATAAACACGCTTAAAAACTTTAGTTGTCGTAACATCACTAGAGCTAGAAATTGTTACGATTTCTTCTATTTCATTGTAATTTTCATCTAACCCATAAAAGTGTATCTCATCACCATCATCAGCTGGATCGACAGCAAGAACAACTAAATTATTAGCCGTATCAAATGCGGACCAAGGATACGGAGTATCGTTAACATCCCAAACACTACCGCTTGCACTTTGAGACATAGCCGGAACAGCGCCGAACTTGTGTAATGATTTAGCTGCAGTTAAACCACGAGCTATGTTGACAGCGAGATCGCCACTAATGTGATATGAAATAGCCATTTATTTTTGCCACCCTTTTATATATTTGTCTGAGAAATTAGCATGACTGAATGCTAAACGATCTACCAATTTAACTGCATTCTTACCCATCTTATCAATAGCAACGAATCCTTCTTGTTCTGTTACTTGATAACCATCTGCGGTTTTAAGAAGTGTTCCAATTGTTTTTGCTTTATCAAGCTTGCGAATAATCATATGTTTAGCATCAATGATTAGATTGTATAATTCAAACATCGATACCAATTGTGACTCTGGAGTCTTTCTAAAGTATTCTAATGTTGCATCTTTCTTTTGTCGCTGAGCAACTTTACCCTTTTCGGTTTTACGTTTCTCAGCTTCTTTTTCATATACATCATCAATATAAGCTTCCAAATCTTTTACGAATTTCTTTGGATTCTTAATACGTTCACCAACACGAATCTTAGAGTTTACAAATGTTTTAACTCTCATTAACGTATCTGGATTTTGAGAAATACCATTTAGTGTTTCTTTTTTAATAGTATTAAATAATTTACCAGCCTGAGACAAAATTGCTGTTACTTTTTCAGTCTCAGCCTTTGTAAAATTAGCTGTACCAGAAATATCTTTGTAAACTGCATCTACTGACCAGACCGATTTGGTTTGTTTGAGGCCAGAAGCAATCTCCTCTCCAAAACTTGCAGACATTTCTTCAAAGCTTGATCCTCTGTACGTTGTATGCCAGACCACTCCAATCTTGGAGCTGAGGATACGTTTTCCGAGTTCAGAGTTTTTAGGTACCGTGTAAACAATCGTATTAGGATGGAAAGTAATATGCGGTTCACCTTCGATGTCCACCACTTTGAGATCTTCTTTAGCATATAAAAAATCACCTTGAACTACACCTTCAATACCAAGTTTTGGCAACTCAGACAAGGCAAGTTTTAATTTTGTATTTAAATCGCCGGAAGTATCGGCATCAATATCAGCATTAGTCTTGTATACTTTAGGATTCTTATTGAAGATACCTTTCTTAGCAACAAAGAACTTACCATCACTAGGATCTTTACCAGCAAAAACGGCTGGCGCACCATCCCATTTTACAGTAACATTAACTTTAGACTTTGCTGTGCCTGCTAACATATCTCGCAATGCACGAAGGAAATTAATAGAGTCGCGAGTACCATCTACACCATTATTAAGGATATTATCCTCAAGGTGTTCCATATGAGTGTTTTTAGATTCTTGTAAGTATTGTTTGAATGAAATCATTTTTATCACAACTTAATTTTTAGACCAACACGTGTAGAACCACTTGACGCGCCACCATAAGTAGCTAACGAGAATGATTTTAACGGTGGTAATTTAGGTAATTTAAGATGGTTAGCACCATGACCAGTATAATACATTTGTAGATCGTCAGTATTACGATTATGAATTACAAAATAGTTATCGCCGCCTTCTGCAAAATGATCTACAATAAGTTTATGCATTTTAGCTAATACAGTTTTATCTGTTGTAGTAAACTCTTTAGGCAACTTACCAGATCTTGGTGCCCCATCATCACCAGCTAAACCAACTGAATTATCTCTAGCTCTGTAATAATCCATTGCACCTATAAATGATTTATCTTTACCCTTTAACGGTAATTTAAGTCCTTCTATAAATCCAATAGCAATTTTATTAATTAGATCAGGTACATTTCTATTTCTACTAACTGACTTGTCAAAAAATGTTACAGGGGCCGTTGCGGAAGAAGTACCTTTAATTTCAAATTGAATTTTCTTGCCATCAATACTAACAACCAAATCCGGCGCCGTAGATCCGGGTCTAGCGGTTGAAACAAACTCATAATTTTGTCCGTTTTTAAATGCAATTGCTTCAACTTTATCTGCTATTAGTTTTTGTGTTGCAGCACCTTGCGCGACACGATTTTGGGCACCACCGGCTGGTTTTATTACAGAACTTATAGCAATAAAGCCTTCAGGATCTTTATCAAATCCTTTAGTTGAAATCTCGGCGAATGTGCCACGAGCTCTTAAGTTAATATCAGTATTGGTGTATAATTTTGCAGGATAAGTGAAATGTACTTTTGTTCCTTTTCTTAAAGTTCTGACTTGCTGACCATCTTTATCATAAAGTACAGTATCTTTATCTAAAGGAAACCCATCCTTGTATTTAAAATTTGAACTTGACGAAGTAGGTACGTACGTTGTCCTTTCACCTGCACCGGAAAAACGTTTATTATCATGATCTGCTGGAAAATTTTTAGGTGAAAATTTAGCCACTTCTATTATAAATTCCTTGAAAGTTATCATAAGTATCTCTAGTATAAAAGTAATTTTTGTATATTTATAAAAGAGGAACGGCCTACTAAAGTAGACCGCCTGCTTCAAACAATCCTTTTTTATCTTTGGAACCAAATGAACCTTTGTCAAAAACAGGTCTATCATCATATGTAGACGAAGGCTGAGAGTTTGCAATCTGAGGACCTTGAGTTAAACCTTTTTGAGCACTTTCTTCGAGATCGTAAATCTGCATTTTAGCTCTATCAATACCGACAAGGAATCGACGATAAGCACTTAGATCACCCCAACGATTTTTCAATTGCTTAATCATAAGTTGGCCAAGTGAATCAAGTTCTTCAGATGATACTAAACCTAGAATACAATCCGCAGTATGAGTAATACCCATAGATTCTGAAGTATTTGTCAAATCAACGTCAGTGCTGCCATAAGCATCACGGTTATACTGAGACGATGTTACGATTGCACAATTGAATTCCATTGCCAAACCACGAATTTCTTCTGCAATAGATTTTACAAGAGTGTAAGAGTTTGCTGCGGCCGAACCTTTAACACGAGATGATGCACAAATGTTCAAGTAATCAATAAAGATAACATCAGGTGTAAAACCACGTTTCATTTTTAATTCATTTAGCAAATGACGGAAGTGACCTGCATGAGCAGAACCTGTTGGATACTCTTTAATTACAAGACGACCTGTCGCCTTTGATTTAATACGGTCAATGCGTTTTTGATAAACATCGCGTGGCATAATCTTGAGATCATCAAGGGTGACATCCATCATATTGGCATCGATACGTTCAGCGATACGTTCTTCGGCCATTTCCATAGTAATGTATACTACGTTTCTTCCAGTAAGAAGATAGTTTGCAGCCATATGACATTTTAGAAGAGACTTACCACCACCGGTTGTTGCAAGTAAAACAGACATTGATTTACGAGGCAAACCACCTTTTGTAATCTTATTTAGAAGATCGATATCGAATGGCAAACGTTCTTCTTTCTTATGGTAAAAATCATAACGGTCAGACGCATCATCAATAAAATCATGACCAACTGATTGGTCAAAACTGATACTCAAAGATTGCGAAAGCATCTCTGGTATAGAACCTTTATCAAGCGATTTGTCTTCGCCATCCATAATAAGAATAGCTTTACGAATTGAATTGAACAGATCTTTGTTTTGGCAAAATTTTTCGGTTTCATTAACAAGCCAGTCAAGATCGGTTTTCTTATCAACTACTAATTCATCAACAAATGACATGACAGACTTGTAACTGTCTTCGTTTAGATCTTTACGATTATCGAGTGAGATTTTGAGAGCCTCCACAGAGGGAGGCTCCTTGTACTCATCGACATATTTTGAATAAGAATCAAAAACTTTCTTTTGAACATGATCATCAAAGTATTCGCCTTTTACATAAGGATATACTTTTTGATAGAATGGCTCGTTAAAGACAAGATGCGATAGTATAGTTTTTTCTAACATTATTAATCCGCGTTATTAATTATCAACTTCATCCAAGTCTGGCTGATCTTCCTCACGCATAATACTACCAGAAGCGCCGATAGTAAATGTATTCTTGATATACGTAGTAAAATCAGTTTCTTTAAACATTTTAAGCCAAAACTCAGAATTGTCAACTATTTCTTTAGCACGCATAAGTTTTTCTGAAATAACTTCTCCAGACGCTGGATTAACAGCTTCATACCATCCAACCTTTGGTTTGTTAAGGTATCCACCTTTTTCAGCAATTTCCATCAAACCAGACCATTTAACAATACCGCCTTCCCAACTTACTGAAATTGGAATCTTAGATTTTTCTTTAACATGACGTGATTTTTCGATGTTAATTACAAAGTGATAGCCTTGGATTTCAGTTCCAACTTTATCTTGTTGACGACCAATAATCCAGATTGCATCAGCTGAATAGTAAATACCTGTACCACCAGAAACAACATCTTTAGGAAATAGACCAATTTCTTTGTAAGTATGGTTAATTGCAACAAGTGGAATATCTTTAAGATTAAGATGTGGTGTAACAATACGGAAAAGAGATTTTAGAGCTTTTGCACGAGACATATCAGCAACTGATTTACCATCGAGAGCATCTTCAACTTCTTTCTTAGAAGCAAGGTTACCAACAGAATCAATTACAATAATTACTTTATCGCCTTTTTCAATCTTATCCAATTGTTGTGTAATATCAAACTTAAGTTCTTCGGCATTTGTGACTGGGGTGTGGACTACGCGATGCATATCAATACCAAAGGATTCAAAGTAAGATTGTGGTGTACCAAATTCTGAATCATAAAACAATAGAACTGCATCTTCATGCTTCTTCAAATATGCGCCGGCCATCATAAGAGCAAATGCAGATTTAAAGTGTTTAGATGGGCCAGCTAAGACCAGAAGACCGGGAACAAGTCCACCATCAATACGTCCAGAAAGAGCCACGTTCACCATTGGTACAGATGTAGGTGCCATATCTTTTTTGCCATAAACTTTTGAATCGGCTAGAGACGCAGTCATCTTAATGGTAGAGTTTTTAACGAGTTTTTCGAGTAGACTCATATATTAATTACCTTTAACAATAGTAGACAATTTATTCTTATAAGCCTGAATTTTTTCTACACGATCTGGCCAATAAATTGTCGATTTATCTGAATTCTTACATAGATTATCTAAGAATGGTGTAATAGATTTATATAGAAGTTCTAGACGATATTCAAGATCATCAGCTTTGACTTTAGCATCGGTAAGTTGATCTTCCAATGATTGTTTTTCAGAGCTGATGGCCTGAATAGTCTCTTGAACTTCGGCTTCTTTTTCTTGAAGTTCTTCATCAATAAATGAGAAGCCGAAGTCAAAATCTAAAACCTCTTCATAGGTTTTATTAGCCATTCGCTAGTTCCTTGAAGATTGATAGATCGTCATCATCGTCGTCGAATGACATAGTTGACGCTGGTGCCGCAGGTGCTGCTTTTGGTTCTGGCGCAGATGCTGCTTTTTCAGAATTGCCCATCATACTGCTTAGATCTAGATCATCATCATCTGCTGCGGTTGTAGTTGGAGCAGGTTCGTTATCGCTAAGTGCAAGTACACGATATAGTTTTGCTTTCAACTCAGCGTAAGACTTGAAGTTCTTAGGATCTATGAGTTCTTGCAATGAATGCTCAGCATTGTATACACGTTCTAGTTCTGCGTCGTCATCAGATAGCGTAGATGGAGCATCAAACTCAGACTTATCATAGTTAGGGTAACCTTCGAATTGACGGATTTTCAGACGGAAGTTAGCACCTTCCCATAGATCAAATGGGTTTACTGGATCTTCATCTTCAAATTGTGGATTCATTAGATCGTTTAGTTTGTCGAAGATTTTCTTACCAAACTGATAGAGGAATACTTTACCTTCATTTTCAGGATTACCTGAGTCTTTTACTACGTAAACGTTAGCAACGTATTTTAGACGACGTTTTTGTTTACGAGCTTGTTCTTTATCAGAATCAATACCTGAGTTCCATAGTTTTGAGTTGTACTCAGATACAGGATCATCCTGATTAATAGTGGTTAGAGAGTTCTCAATGTACCAACCGCCTGGACCTTGGAAACCGTGATCCCAAATACGAACGAATGGCATTTCTTCACCATCAGGCGCAGGCAAGAAACGAATAATAGCAAAACCATTACCTGCTTTATCGCGAGTAGGCTTCCAGAATTTACCTTCGTTAGGATCTGAGTAGCTCTTAGATGAGATTTTTTCGAGCTGCTGGTTTAGTTTATCTAGGGACTTAGAGCGGTTCTTTTTGAGTGCGTCAAATGACATATTTGTATCTCCTAATTTTGCTGTATTTAGCGTAGTATATGCGTAATATATGTTGGACCATCCAACGATATATTTATATCAGAAAAAGCGATCTCTTACAAGATCTTTAAACTTTTTCTCGTTCAAATTCAAAAAAGGCTTGTACTTCTTTGATAGTCTTATTATATCACGAGCGACGAACTTGTCAACTATTTCTTTATCCCAATAGTCAAAAATATTAGCCGAATGTGATAGAATAGTAAATGTTTCAAGAGTGATTTGTTTCTGCATGTACATAGTCATAATGTATGGATGCTGTCCATTTGGAGAAACAAAGTTAGCTTTGTAATCATCATCAAGCTTGTTCAAATCGCTCTTGAAAGTACGAGTGAGAGAATCCATTTTTCTAGTCCATTCGTTTAAACGGTCTTCACCTTCTGGATCTAGAATTTCGCGAATCCAAGCATTAGGCTTAGCAATCATATTAGCCAACAATAGATTCTCAGGATTATCTCGCTGTGAAAGTTTATGAAAAAAGAAAACATCATTGCGAGTACGAAACTTATCGAACGAGGCTCTCACTTTTCCATGATACTTATGATAATCGTATCCATCAGTAGTAAAATGCTTTTTCATAGCAAGATATTTTACGTACCAATGGAACGATGCATCATTCGCAAAAGTCAGTGATTCCTTTATCATCTTTTTTCACCATTCTCAATTCTATAGCATCGCTTCTAACTTTTTCTTTTAAGATAGAAGACTTCTTAACAATATCAGCAATCATTTCAATTTCAAGATTATTCTTTTCTGCGTATGCAACAAGGGCATCGATGTAGTTAATGCCCTTTGAGAGCATATCAGATATATCGTGGTGAATTTTTTCTGGTGTTCTTGGTGGTGTAATCATAATATAAAAATATCCTTAGCCATTCAATGTTTTAATGCCATCTACCCAATTCTGGGCTGCACTTTCAGCAAAATAGATATTCTTACCATCAAATGTTTCTTCTTTTACCAATTGGCCGTTAATAAAATAACGTACACCAGAACCACCTTCTACTTCAAAATAGAAAGCCTCTAAGCGTTGACCTGCTTTTTCGTTAACAATAGATTTCATACATACCTCCTAATATAGTTATTCTACAACCATATCTAAGAAATGTCAACTGTTTTCTTCCTTTGTTTTGTATTGCCATTCATCAGTATGACCAACTGACCACTTATCTGCAGTTTCTACTACGTAGTTTTGGCTACATACTTTAAAGTCTGGCATTTTGAGTTTTTCAGGAATCAAACTGCTATCTTTCCAGATAACACGATTGTTTGGTTGAGCAGCAAACTGTCCATTATCCAATTTAATCATATTGAATGATTTATGTTCTGGATCGTATTCGCTGAAGTTAACATCTAAAGTAGATGATTCTGAGTGACATGTATCAATTGTAAACATGTATTCGCCATCGTGCATTTGACGATCTTTGCCAAAGTAACTACAACGTGATAGTAAAGGCTTCTTAATTACAGTCAAGTTATAATCGAAGCAATCCCATAACTGCAAATTATCTAGAGTCAGATCACCATGATCTGTTTTCCATACAAATGCAGACAGAGGTAGCTTATCATAAAGAGCGCCGTATTCAGTAAGAAGCGTTTCGAAATACAAAGCTTTACCTTGTACACTCTTTACACTAATCCAGATACCGGGTGTAAACTCGCCGTGACCTTTTTGTAGATCATACAAATATTCTTTTCTTACAAGAACATGAACTGGTGGCAAGTTATGTACTAGGAATGCCATTATATCTCCTCAAATAATACTTTGTTTACGTATCTATCTTTATCTTCTTCAGATATACCCATAGCCAGAATTGATCTATGCAGATGGGGATTTAATTTTTGATTGATACAGTATTTGTTTAGAATTGGTTTAGTATCTCTGTCGGTAAACGTAGCGTTATATTTCATATTAGCCAAATAGAAATCTACAAGCTCAGTAGTAACTTCAATGAATTGGTCTAACTCTTCACCATCTTTAATGTTACCAACTGCAATCATATCTTCTGAGAATATTTCTTTAGCCCAAGGTGGCAATTCTCTTGGTTTATTCCAAGAAAGATTATATACTTGTCTTTTCATATGACCATGATACATATGATTGTGATTACCGATTGGCGAATAGTCCATAAAAGAACCTGTGATTTTCTTTGGACCAGCAACAATGTCGAATCCCAAAATAGGCAATTCAATACCTACCCTAGGAAAGACATTAATATGCATCAACCACAATGACTTGAGATCTTTAGGTTGAATTGTTTTCAAATGACATTTGTAAATTTTGTGGGATGACCAAAACCTATCTGTCCATCCATCAAAATGCATATCATCTTCGTATTTTGGATTATCATAACGTAGAAAACATTTATCAAATTTAGATGCTATAGAATCAGCGTATTCGTTTAGTCTATCCCACAGTGGTGTCATTTTAGTTCTCTTCTTTACCTAAAGTCCATCCTTTTTCAGTTTCTTTCCAAGTAAGTTCATCCCCAACATTCCAACCCATTTCATCTATTAATTCATCTGGAAATACAAAAAATAGATCTCCAGTTTCAGGATCTTCTTGGACTGTTAGGAAATATCTCATTTCCTTTTCCTTTCTCGGCGAGCTTTGGACCATTGATTAAGGAGACGCGTCTCACGGATTTGTTTAAGATATCGACGGCGAGATCTTGCTGATTCGCTTCTACCCATGCGTAATTGTTTTTTGGACGGATTAATTGGTTCAATTACTTCTTCAAATGCGATTGATTCTTGCATTTTGCATCTCCTTTTTAGAGTTTGTTTTTACATATTACAATATTATGGCATCAATGTCAACTCGATAATTCATCAAATAGTCTAGAAGCAAACTCAAAGCAAATTTTAGCTTCTGTTGCCATATCATCGTTGAGCAGTTTTCTAAACTCAGCGATCAATTCTGTTTTATCCCCATCAAACTCGTACATTGCGCCAGAGCCAGGAACATTTTTCTTAATGATCTGACCACC